GTCAGACGCTTGGAAACGAAGGATCTAATGTATTTGTTAATAAGTTATTACCTAATGATATAACTCCAACTTATATGGGATGTTATGCTAGTAGTCCAAATAACGATAATATGACGTTTATTGGAAGCAAACCTTCTTCTATAAACGTATCTATAAATAATGGTGGTTTTGATCAACCTGCTTTAAGTAAAGATAGTTATAAATCTGTAAATGATAATAGAACTGTTCCAGGATGGGGATTTACAGGAGTTTTGTTAAATAATTCAAAAGCGTGGGGATATCCAATGCCATATCCTAGAGGAAATCAATGTGTAAGTTTACAGAAGACAAATAATATACGTCAAAATATCGACTTATATGTTAATTATACATATACATTAACGTTTTATGCTTGTGGTCGTGATTGTTGTAAAAGTCCTAATTCAGGAAATCCAATTAATATTGATTTATCTGATGTGGATAGGACAGTTTTTACAAATATTTATAAATTTACACCTCCAGTAAATAAATGGACTTATTATTCAGTTAATTTTAAAGTTACTACGAGTCAAAAATATACATTATTTTTTTCGGGTAAAACTACTGATGTAGATAGGTCTAGTGCTATCCAAGCCATAAATATAACTGCTGACAACATATCAACAGGCGACTATACATATGATCAGTGTAAAATGGCTGCCATTAATAATGGTTATCAATATTTTGCTCTTCAAAATGTTAATACATCTACATCAAAAGGTTATTGTGCCGTAAGTAATAGCAGCCCTGCTATTCAACAATATGGTAAAAGTGAAGTACCGAGTAAATTATTGATTTTATGGTCATCTAATACAGGTAATCAACAGGGAAATATAACTACGCTTACAAATACAGGTAGTTTATCTGTTACAAATTCAAGCGGGAAAACTCTTTATTCAACACCAGTTAAAAATCCAGAAAAAGGAAGTTATATAGGTTGTTATGGTGATACTGGAAATAGAGCAATGCAAAATACTTCAAATGGAGCTTATTATAGTTTAAATAAATGTGAACAATTAGCCAAAGATAACGGTTATAAATATTATGCTGGTCAAAACGGGAAAAAAGATTCTAATGGCAATTGGACTGTTTGGTGTGCTGGAAGTAATGATTTATCAACTGCTAAAAAATACGGACCAGCAACAAATTGCATAAATGCGAGTGGGACTATGTTAGGTGGTGGCTGGTCAAATGCAATATATTCATTAGATCCAGTAGGAAGTTATTATTTAATTTTACAAGATGACGGTAATATGTGTATATATAGGGGGTCTAGTCCTAGCGATAATCAAGGAAATATTTGGTGTTCTGGAACAAATGGAAAGCAACAAGCGGCTAATTCAGCAATGGTAGCATCAAAAAATAAATATGGTAAAAATTGGATGTCTAGCGGTTCTACATTAGCTTCTGGTGATTTTATAAGTTCAAATAATGGTAATCTAGTATTAATGATGCAAGACGACGGAAATCTCGTTTTATATACATATGTTATGGAAACTAATTGTAAAAAGATGAATGATGGTAATATGGGTGGTGGTATAAATGCTAACGCATCATATAATATTGGTAAAAAAGCATTTACGCAAAATATGGGATTACTCGGTCTTGTAGATGAAGATTCTAATTTACAGGTATATCCTTCTGACAATCAAAAATTTCAAAATTCGTATTCGTTAATTGAAGGTGTAGATTCTGGAGGAAATGATATTCCTGGTGCTGCGTTTGCTAATGCTACATTAGAAACTTGTGAGAAAGCATGTAATTCTAGAAATGATTGTGCTGGTTTTGTTTTAAATATTGATAATAAATATAATAAGGGTTGTTGGCCTAAAACTAAATCAATGTATCCTTTTCAAGGAAAAAGTTCAGCTAATTCCAGCTTAAATCTTTATGTAAGAAATAGAATTCCTAAAACACTACCTATTGGTATTACTGAAAATACTAATAATATAGACTCTATAATGTATGAAAATTATTTGAAGGGAGGTAAAATTGAAAATAAATATGGATTAAGTAATATTAATGATACTCAAAAACAACAATTAGAGCAAATGGAAACAAAATTGAATTTATTAACAAAACAAATGAATGACTATACTAATAAATATGGCAATGGTGCATATGTGGCCGAAGAACAATCAAAAACAAATGTTTCTGGATTAAATGGTTATTTAAATGATCTAAATAAAGCTAATAAACATATAATCAATGTTTCTGGAGCGAATACTAATGGATTACAAAATATATTAAAAGACAGTGACATTGTTGTTTTACAAAAAAATTATGATTATTTATTTTGGAGTATTTTAGCGACTGGTACTGTTTTAGTATCAATGAATATTGTTAAAAATCAATAAAACAGTTATATATAATATAATTATCTTGTTATATTTTATATAATATGTCAGAATTGATTTCGGATAAAACAACAATGCCTACGATTCAAGATAATAATGAACAAATTCTTAATGATATTCAATCCTTACAACAAATGGAACAACAACTTTTTAATAACTTGGAGTCTAATGTAAACTTAAAACCAGATGAACAACAAAAAATTGTTGAAAAAATGAATCAGCTTTCTAATATGCGTATTAACTTATACCAAACATTAAGCGGGGTTAATAACTATTATGAAAATGCTTTAAATTCATCGATCGGTACATTAAAAGAACAAGAAGTAGCCATTAGAATTGTAGAGAATGAATTAAATAGAGCAAAAAATCGTCTTCAGTTACTCGAAGAAGAAAAAAACAACAAAATACGTTTAGTGGAAATAAATACATATTTTGGAGATAAATATGCTGAACATACACAACTTATGAAAATTATTATATATATATTAGTTCCGGTTATTATCTTAGCTGTATTAAACAATAAAGGTATATTACCAAATTTTATATACTATATATTAGTTATTATTATTTCTCTCATAGGGGCTTATTTCTTTTGGAGACGATTTGCATCAATAATCATGCGTGATAATATGAATTATAACGAATATGCTTGGTCATTTGATCCAAACAGAGTTTCTACAGATACTTCAATCGATTATTCTGATCCATGGAATACCACCATTAATTTTGGTACATGTGTTGGCGATGCTTGTTGTGCTGAGGGTTTAGTGTATGATAATACAATTAATCAATGTGTATTAGATTCTGGAGCGAATAAAACGATTGAATCTATGGTTAACAATGTTTTAACTAAACAACAACCAGGTAAATTTAAAAACGATTATGATTTAAAACAACCAAGTGCTTTTAATGGTTAATTTTTTTGAACTTATTTAAACAATTATAATAAGTAATATTATACTTATATAGTATAATATGACAAATCAAATAGATATTAATAACTTTAATAAATTTATAGATCAAGCCACGAAAAGTATATTATGTGATTCAGAATGTCAAAAAAAACAAACGGCTGAACAATTACGAGAGAAATATTTAAATTCAAAAGCTAATTTAATTTTAGCAAATCCTCAATATGAACTATCAAAAAAAAATTATTATACTTATGTTTCAGGTCAAAATGGATATGAAGAACTTATCGAAAAAGAATTAAATGAACAAGCTGATCATATTATAAATGAATTTAAGAACACATTAAAAGATGAACTATCAAAAATCAAGTCACAATTAGATACTTATAATGGTATATTAATTAACTTTAAAAATGTTGAAGAATTGAATCATCGTTATAAAAAAGAAAACTTATTATTATTTAAAAAACTTAAAGAAGAAACTAATGACATTTTAACAAATGAGAGAAAAACTTATTATGAAGATCAAGAAATTGATTCATTAAAAAAATACTACTCTTATATTTTAATAGTTATTTATACTATTGTTGTATTATGTTTTGGTGTTTTCTCTCTAACATATCCATCACAATTTAATTGGAAATTTAGATCAGTATTATTGTTATTTTTTATCATTCTACCTTATATATCTTCATGGATATTAGGTAAAATAATACAGATTATATATTGGTTATATAGTTTATTACCGAAAAATGTATATAAAAATATATAAAAATGTAAAATAAAATAATTTATTCTGAATTATTTTATTATAAATTATTTTATTATAAATTATTTATTAAATTTCATTAATAATATCTTCTTCTTGTTCGTCCTGAGGAATAAATCTAATACCTACCCAACCTTTTTTACCGCTACAATTACCAAATTTCTTATTCATTACTTCATACAATTCTTCGCTTTTAGGAACACTTCTACTACCTTGTTCTTGCTGATACCAAAGTTTAAAATCTGTGAGTAATCCTGATTTTCCTACTTTATCTTTTGGATTACCAGTTTTTTCAATTCTATCTAGAATATAAGCTGCTATATGATCTTGGCCGTTTCTATATTGTCTTGATGCTTCAAGTACAGTTTTACAATCTTCTACAATACCTTCGATTTCAAATGCTCTCTTAACTAACATACTTGCGAATACAGGAGCAAACGTATGTAGTTTCTCATTTAAAGATTTATCTTTAGGAAATACGTATGGTGTGTCATCTTCAAAATTTTCATCTTTATCAACGAATTTAGACGGAAAAGTACATTTTCTAATTCTCCTCCATGTTCCATCATCATTACTCGTAATATCAAATAAATTATTTGTACACACTACTAATTTAAACTGTGGTTCAAATATTTCTGACTCTACATAAAGACCTCTTACCAATATAGGATCGCCACCAGTAAGCTCTTTCATAATTCCTTCATTTAATTTTGCTCCTTTTGAAGGTTCTTGCATAACAGCATATCTAACACCTTTTAGCTTTAATATTTCATCACAAGTACCACCTATTTTTGCTCTAGCGTCTGTAACAAGAGTTATAGGAACTGTACCTTTATAATCACCTAACGTTGATGTCATAAGATCAACCAACAATGATTTACCATTTGAACCACTACCATGATAAACGTTAAATGTTTGATTTTTATTGGCACCAATTAAACATGATGAAAGATGATCCCACATATATCTATTTAAATCTGGAATAGGAAATAATGTTTCCATAAATTTCGTGATTTCACCGGAGATTTGTTTACATTCTGGATTTGATTCGTTATATGGAATATAATCGATTCTAGTTGTTTTTGTTATATAATCTTCCGGATAACCATCCCTAAATATTTTATTTTGAAAATCAATAACACCATTATTAAAACACATTAGATATTTATTCATATCCATATTTTTTATAAAATCTTCATCATAAAATTCTTGTGAAGCTTCTCGCATAATATGGTCTTTAAATATAGTTTTTTTTAAATTAATTTTTATTGCGCAAACCATTTTAATTTTGTTCTTAAAAAAATCAATTTTATCTGCGTTTTCATCTCCTTGATATTGATTTAATTCATTATTCAATTGAAATAACTTTGATTCAATTAAATCATGTAAATCTTTAGAAATTTTATCTCGTAAACTTAAACCTTTATCAGGTATCCATCTGTGATTTTTAAATCTATACCATATACCTCTTTTTTCGTAACTTACACAGACGTAAGTATCTTTATACATTTTATTTAAGACTACAGCTAAATCGTATTCTGTACCAGTTTCAATTGATTTTTCAATATAATAATTGATTGAATTTTTTTTTATTTTTTCATATTCAGAAAAATTTTCTTTTTTGACCCAGTACATAATTGATCGTTTAGATATACTTTTATTTTGTTGATTTGATTTATGAAATTTTTTCCATTCTACGTATAATGATGGTATAGTATTGTAATCAAAATCACTAGCTTTACTCCTAAGCATTAC